TTGACGCGACAAACGATGCAGCAATTGCTGCTTTTTACGCTGGCAGCGCCAACTTTTTTGAAGGCACTATATATCGCGCAAGGTTCTACAACAAGGCACTCACCAGCGCAGAGGTGCAGACAGCATACGAGCGGGCAGACGTTGATTTTGATGACCAGTATGGCAGTCAGACAAATAAGATTTCTGCCGCAGTAGATAAAAATTGGGGAACGAACCAAGCTGACAGCGGAAACGATGCAAATGACAGGGCTACATTTAATGCTAACTACGCTTGGACGGTCAACGGAACCAGCGTTGTAGACATTAGTGTTGCCAGCAATGTGCTGACGTTTTCTGCGCGCTACAACAAGCACGGAATTTACTACAACGCGAGTTTGGTAGCGGGCAAGCGGCAACGCATTACGCTTAATGTCACCACAGTCGGAACTGACGAATTTGCGTTATATTATTACACAGGTTCCGCGTATGCATTGATTACAACTTTAGTTGCCGGTGAAAACTCGGTTGAGTTTGTCCCGACTGCAACAAATGGCTACGTCTATTTGGGCTGCACCGCAGACCACGCATCAGCCAAACAGATTGTTTTAAATGCTGCATCAATAGCAAACTCAATAGTGCTCTGCGGCTGCGTTAGCGACTACGATCTCGCATTCGCCAACCCAACGCAATCGCTGATAGTGCAAGACCGAAGCGGCGCAGCGGATGGCACGGCACACACAAGCAACGTGAGCCAAGTGCAGCCGGTGGTTCAGTTAAACAGCACTTCAGCACGAATCGGCACAAGCGCGGCGACTCCTGCGGATGGAACTGTTCACATTGGCGACACGACCACAACCCCGCTTGCGGGTGCAGATGATTTAATCATTGCGAGAGGCAGTAATGATGCTGGCGTTACAATTCGCACGGCGACGACTGCAACCGGCCAAATTTGCTTTGCAGACGGCAACACCGGCAACGAAGCGTATCGCGGCTTTATTGGCTACGCGCACGGGACTGATAAATTGAATCTTGGCAGCGGCGGTTCGACTGCGCTGTCGATTGACTCTAGCGGAAACGTGACGCAAAACGGAGCCGTGCTAAAAGTTGAGCGCGACGACAACGCGCCCACACTACAATTATACAACAACCACTCAAGTCCCGCTGATG